AGCCAGGGCGGCCACCTCGGCGGCGTTCGGCGGCCGCCCTGGCTCGCCGGCGGGTGGCGGGTTCTCGGCCATGTACGCGGCCACGGCCGCGCGCAGAGCCTCCGCGGTCGGCGGCGGACCCGGCTCGCCCGGGATGCCCTGGGTGCCAGGGATCGGCTCGGCCTGCACACGGGCCGCGGACTCGCACAGGTTCCGGCCGTCCGGGGACTGCAGGATCTCCCCCTCAGCGCACGCGGCGATGACCTGCCGTCCGAGGTCCTGAGCCTGCCCGGCGGCGGCATCACGCTGCGCCTCGGCGACCGGCAGCGCGTCGGCCTTGTCCTCGACCTCACCGGTTTGGACGGTGAGCAGGATCCCGGCGCCGACCGCGAGCAGACCGAGCAGGACGACGACCGCGAGCCACCAGCGCGGCGGCGGGCGTTCGTCCGTGCGGTGCGCGCCGGGGATCTCGGCCGGGGCGACCGCGGTCAGCTCAGGCCGTGGCATTGGCTCCCGCAGTCTGTGGCGTGGGCCCGTCGTCATCGTCGTCCGCCTCCAGGATCGCGGGACGTGGCGGGACAGGCCGACGAGCGTGGACGAGCTCCTCCTCGAGCACACCAATGTGCTCCAACGCGGCCAAGAACTTCCGCTGCGCGGTGCGCGCGAGTCGCCGGTACACCCGGCCGTCCTCGGCGGTGCGCCGGGAACGCCCGGCCAGCACAGCCGCGGTTGCCGCGAGGAGCCCGGTCAGTCCGGTGAAGATCGCCGAGATCAGCTCGACGCTCACGTCGTACCCCCTGCGATCGGATGGTCACGTGCACGCAGGGGTCAGTCCTCCAGTCCGCGACGCATCTCCCGGAGGAAGAACCCGGTACCCGCGAGCGCGGAGAGCAGGGCCACGAGCAGGAGGACCACCCACCACCGCAGCGGGTAGCCCCACATCTCGATCTGCCACGCCACGATGACCACTCCCATGAGTGCGAGCGCGGCGAAGCGCAGCCGCTGTGACCAGGTGGTGCACCGGTACGCGCAGTAGACGCACGAGGGCACGAGCAGGAGGGCCAGGACGACGCAGATCACCCGCAGGACGTCGGCCGGGGCCATGAGGACCTCCTAGCGGCTCACAGAGCGCTCGTACGCACGGGTTCGCCCGCGCGGAGTACAACCTCACGGACCGGCTGACCGGCCACTAGGAACGGCCCCGCGTCGAGCTGCTGGTTCACGCGCAGCGCGGCGGTGGGCACCGGCAGTGCGGCGGCGAGCTCGGCCGTCGCCCGCAGCGCGGCGGCGAAGACCACGAGCGGCACGGGGAGTCTGCCCTGCAGTCGCGCCTCGTCGTCGTCGAGCGCGCCCACCAGGACGGCCACGGGCAGCGCGAGCGCGGCGGCGAGCGCGCCGTTGTCCCGGACGGCCGCCGCCAGTGACGCTGACGGCGTCGAGACCGTCCCACCGAGCGTGCCGGTGGCATGCCCGTCGGCCACGACCGCACCGAGCGCGGCAGGCAGTGTGGCGGCGAGAGCACCGGTGCTGCGCACCGCGCCGGCCAGTGCCGCGCTCGGCATCGGCAACGCGGCGGCCGCCGCACTGGTCGCCCGGACTCCGCCCGCGACCGCGGAGGTAGGGCGGGGCAGGGAGCCCGCGAGCGAGCCCACGGCCGCGGTGGCGACCGTGACGCTGTCGGTACCCGACCAGTCCGTCGTGTTCGCGCGCAGGCCGCGGAACGTGGCCGTGATCTGCGTTCCGCTGTCGACGAGCTCGACCAGCCCGGCCGCGCCGTCGCCGTGGTAGTGCGGGGTGACCGCGTACGGCCCGCCCTTGGTGCCGTTGGCGAACGGCGGTTTGATCCCGGCCGCGTGCCAGACGTGCACGCCGCCGGGAGTGCCGTTCGCGGGCGTGGCGTAGGTCAGGGCGTGCATGTCGCCGCAGAGCATCACCACCTCGGTGTCGGCGGTGGTGATCCAGCCCGCGATCGTCGAGCGCTCGTTCTGGTAGAAGCCCCAGTCGTCGTCATCCCCGGACGAGTGCCATCCCTCGGCCGAGACCATGAACGTCAGCGCCGAGTCCGCGGCCGCGAGCAGGTCCTGTAGCCAGGAGAGCTGCTCGGCGCCGAGCATCGTCCCGTCGGCGTTGGTGCCGATCGAGTCCCGGTAGGAGCGGGTGTCGAGCACGATGAACCGGACGCGACCGCCCCAGGTGCGGAACGTGTGGTAGATCCCGCCGGTAGCCGAGGGCAGCGTCGGGGATGGGACGCGCTCGCGGTAGACCTGCCGGACGGTGGCCTTGCCCGTCGAGGCTGCGGTCGAGGAATCGCCGCAGAAGTCGTGGTCGGACCAGGTGTAGGCGTTGGGGATCTCGCACAGCGCCCGGGTCAGCGCGGTGTGTGTGTACTGCTCGTCGTCGTTGGCCCGGTACAACGAGGCGTTCGTCGAGTTCGTGTCCTCGTAGTTCGCGTCGCCCAGGTGCAGGAACAGGTCCGCTCCGCGGTCGATGGCCTGGCCGAGCACCGGCGTGTCCGCGCCGGTGTCGCGGCAGGACCCGAACGTGAACGCGAACGAGGTCTGCGCCACGCCGGGCAGCGTGGCGAACGAACGCACCGTGCCGATGTAGGCGCCGCCCCGGTAGGGCCGGAAGTAGTACGTCGTTCCCGCCGCGAGCCCCGCCGGGATCGGGACGTGCGCATCGCCCAGCACAGTCGGGGTGACCTCGACCGAGCTGATCGGGCTGGACAGGTTCGAGGCGAGCGAGAAGTCGATCCGCACCGGCCCGGCCCCGCCGGACAGGCGCAGGGCGATCCGGTCCACGCCCAGGCGCGGGTGCCGGATCAGCGTGCCGGGATCGAGCAGGACGCCCGCCAGCGCGGCCGTGGGCAGTGGCAGTGTGGCGACCAGCCGCGGGTTCGTGACCGTGGCGGCGAGGGCGGCAGTCGGGAGCGAAAGCGCAGCGGCGAGCGCACCGGTGCCGCGCACCGTGCCCGTGCTCGACGTGGTGGGCAGCGGCAGGGACGCGGCGAGCGCGCCGGCACTCCAGACCGCGCCCGTGCCCGCCATGGCCGGCACCGGCAAGCTCGCCGCCAGTGCGCCAGCGACCGCGGGCGGGGCGCCCGGCTGGACCAGCTCGAGGTGCGTGATCGTGGCGGTGGCGCCACCGGAGCTGTCAGACGCGACCGTGGTCTTGTTGTAGGACCCGGCCTTGAAGTAGCAGACGCTCGTGTCTTCGGTGAAGTCCGCGGCCGCCCAGTCGTACTGCGGGGTCGCCGGCAGTGCGGTGACGTCCCCGATCGCGGCCCAGAGCTTGCACCGGCCGTTGCCGACCTCGATCCGGTACGTGATCTGGGTGGTGGCGGTGAGCGGCGACAAGATGTTCGCCAAGCCGGGGCCGTCCTTGTAGACGCGCAGCCGCGGTGTCACCGGCGTGCCCGCGGTGCCGGACGTGTGCTCCACGGTCAGGTACAGCGGCGGCGTGCCGGACGGGCCGTGGATCTGCCCGACGATCATCTCCTTGCGCGGCTGCGTGCCGCCGGTGATGCTCGTCGGGTCGAAGGCCCCGGTCACTGTGAGGCGCCGGACCCCGGTCGTGGCGAGGTTCCAGCCGGCCTCGGCCGGGCCCTCCATCTCGCGCAGCTCGGACCGGGTGCCGCTCGACCCGCTCGTCGTCTCCCCGACCGCGGGGGCGTAGCACACGAGCCGGGACTGCGCATCGAGGTAGAAGTACCCCGAGCTGTACGTGTCGAGCTCGGGCTGCTTGACCTCAAGAGCGTCGCCGGGGTCGTTCGGGTCCTCGACTGGAAGGGTGGCCTTCCAGTTGTCCAGGTCGAACACTGCACCGGGCGCTGCCGCGCTGACCGAGCCGGCCAGCGCGCTGACGGGCATCGGCGCTGAGCCGTCGAGCGTCCCGGTGGTGCTGGAACTCTCGACCCGTCCGAACGCTGCGATCGCACAGGTGAGCTGGTCACTTCCGCCGTTCGTGGCGAACGTGGTCGAGGTCGTGGCCCCCGACGCGAGATCGGCCGTTCCGATGTAGCAGCCTGCGCTACCGCCACCCGAGCCAGACGGCCACGCCGGGTCATAGATCTTCGTGAACGGCGCGGAGAATGTCGGCAGCGTGCGGGAGGGCTCGGTGCCGAGCGAGGACATCGAGTCGATGACGCCGACGGCGACCGCACGGCCGTCGTAGTCCGCAGTGTCGGTGGTGCCCGAAGCGGCCGTGTTGCGCGAGGTGTCGCTGTAGGTCGGCGTCGCCTTGGCGACCACCGTCCAGGCGCCGGCCCCGTCGTCGGCCAGCTCCTCGGCGTAGCCGGTGCTGCCGACCGGTGGCGCGGTCTGCACGGTGGCCGTCACGACGGTTTCTCCGCCCACCGCGACCTTGTGGGCGATGTAGAGCGACACCGACGCCCCGGGGATGGCCGTCTCGACCGCCCACGGGTTCGCCCCGCCGACATCGTCGGACATGGTCAGCGTGCCGGTGTTCTTGTCGCCGGCGTAGCAGACCACGATCAAGTTTCCGGCAGTGCACGCCTGCGAGAACGTGTACGTCTTCGCGAGCGAGGTGAGCGTGGGGTTGACCAGCGGGGCGAACTGGACTCGCGTCGGGTAGCTCACGTCACCTCACTCCGGGGTCGGACGAGGACGGAAGGTCAGGCGCCGGGCATGGTGACGGTCCCGCCGGTGATGTCCACGCTCAGCCCGACGGTCAGGGCTGTGGTCGCGAGCGTCAGGTCACCGCCACCGCCGGTGGCGGTCACCGAGCCGTCCATCACGGTCGCGCCGGTCGAGTCCAGTGCGCGGAACCAGGTCGCGGTGCCGGCCGCGGCCGCGGTCACCGGCGCGGGGTCGGTCAGGGTGGCGACGCCGTTCGCGGCCGCCCCGAACGCCGGGTCGGCCAGGGTGACGGTCGCGAGCAGGGTGCCGGTGGCGGCGTCGTTCGCCGTCGCCGGGCGTGTGCCGGAACGGATCTGGATGGTGCCCGCGCCGGCCCCCGCGTCGAGCAGGTCGACCAGGGCGTCGCACATGGCGGAGCGGGCAGCGTTGGGGAGCGTGAGCGCCACGGGAGGCGTCCCTTCAGTCGAGGTCGATGGAGATGGCGCCCTGAAGCACCCGCGAGATCGCGGGATTGGTCAGGGACGATGCGGGGTCGATGAGCTTGAGCCGGTACCACCCGGAGCGCCACAGCCACGCCCGCGACACCGGGGCGGGGATCAGCAGCGAGACCCTGTTCTCGTCGATGTAGACGTCGACCTCGGGCCAGGTGTAGAGCACCACGCCGCCGGGACGGTCCTTGATCTTCGCGTCGACCACCCATCCGTCGAGCAGGAACGGGTCGCCGGAGTCGTCGAGGATCGGGACGGTGAGCAACTCGCGGGTGTCCTGCTTGACGCGCCAGTCGTACTCACGGACGTCGGCGGCCAGTGAAGTGGTCACGTCTGCTCCCAGGGCTGTCGACAGGTGTGCGCCCATCCGGGATCCCGGCCGACGGGCCAGTACCGGGTGTTGAATCCGTCGGCGGGCTCGATCCAGTGCCGCTCGCCGTCGGTACCCACCCAGTCGCCCAGGCGCGCAGTGAGCGCGGGCGGCCCGGGGATGAGCACGACGTGCTCGCCGTTCTCGACCGCGACCTCGCCGCCGGCCCACTCGGCGAGGCGGTAGGCCTGCCCCGGCCGGAGCTGGAACAGCTCGACCTCGGCGCGGATGTTGAGCCAGGGCAGGTACTCGATCGGGTGGTGCCGGGCCGGCAGGTCGTCGTCCGCGATCGTCGGCCCGTCGCTCACGACTGCGGGCTCTCGTGCTGCTTGGTCAGCTCGTCGACCCGCTCGGAGAGCTGGCGGATGATGACGCGCATCTGCGCGTTCTCGAGCAGCGCTTTGCTCAGCGGATCGCGGCTCATCTCGGCGACGACATCGTTGAAATCGATCTGCTGCTCGGTCACTGCTCTCCCGGGGGAATGTAGGGCGGGGTCCAGATGTAGCGGCCGACGGCCTCCACGGCGATCGGCAGAGTGCTGGTTACGGCCACTGCGCCGGTGCCGACGAACTCCAGCCGCACCTGGCAGCCGGTCATCGTGGTCGACCCGGGGACGAGCCGGGCACGGATCTTGCCCATGGCGGCCGGCATCGACGCCAGCGCCATCGCGGTCACGCTGGAGGGCACCTCGAGCGGTGACTCATCCCACGGCACGTCGATCGTGATGGCCGCGCCCGACATGTAGGCGCCGTTGGGGACGAGCGCGCGGCCGGTCACCGTGCGGGACTCCTGGTCGAGCAGCTGGTTCAGCGCGCCGTGCAGCAGCGCCAGCCACGACGTGACGCCGACGCCCAGCTCCATCCCGCCGCGACTGTTCGGGCCGAGTTGCTGGATCACTTCGGGCATCTCCTCGGCGATGACGCCGATCGAGACGGGCGGGTCCTCCACGGGGATCGGCTCCGGGTCCGGGTTCTCCGGGGTCGCCGGCGGGCGGTACCACTTGTCCTGCGTCTTGATGAACTTCTTCGCCCGGATGGAGCGTACGAGGCGCAGGGGGTTAAGGATCGCGCGGATGTCCTCGATATCCTCCTTGATCTCCTCCGACGAGCCCACCGCGAACTCGGCGGCCTTGATCACGCCCCAGCCGTTGAGCTCGTCCTCGGTGACTAGTACCTGGCCCACCTCGAACTTGATGCCCGCGCCCTGGCCGAAGAACCCACCGCTGCCGGAGTCCGACGAGGTGGCGTAGTTGACGAAGCTCGTTCCCATCAGGTCGCCGGAGGAGTTCGTGGTGTCGAACTGGACGCGGCGCTTGCCCCCGACCGGGTTGGTCCGGCGGCCGTCGACGTTGAGGTTGATGAACGGCGCGGTCTGGCGCATCCGGCGATCGAAGATCACGAACTCGGACGTGATCGTTCGCAGCAGGTTCTCCTCCTTCGAGAAGTTCATGCCGGGACCGAGCATGTTGACGTTGACCCGGCCCGAGTAGCCGTTGCCGTCGAGCGGGCCGCGCCACACGATGTCGTTGCCCTCGTTGGCGATCCGGCTGTAGTTCGTGCCCGATGGCGGGTAGAAGCGCAACGTGCCGTCGGTCTCGATGTGGATCCGCTCGCCGGACAGCGCCGACCGGTAGGTCCCGGTCACGAGCATTGACCCGTCCGAGACCTTCCACTCCCCGACCAGTGCCGCGCCGCGGTACATCTGCATACCGCCCGCGGAGAAGCCCATGCGGTTGACGAGCGGGTCGAGGCTCGTCCAGAACGAGCCGCCGAGCACGACAGTGGCGGTCATCGTGCCGGCCGTGAGCTTGCCGACGGACAGGTCCGAGATCTTCGCCGTGTTGACCGCCAGATCGCCGATCTTGGCGGTCACGATGGAGGCGTCCACGATCTTGGCGGTGGTGATCGCGCCGTTGACGACGTGCTGGTTCTCGACCGAGTTCGGGCCGAGCTTGTTCGCGTCGATGATGTCGTCGAGCAGGTCCTGCGACACGAGCTGCTCAGCAGTGAACGGCCCGAGCACGTCCGAGCGCGGGCTCGGGTTGCCGGTGTAGTCCATGGCCTGCAGCGCGACGTACCAGCCGACACCGACCGGCAGGTCGGGGATGTTCGTCGTGCCCGCCGAGGTCAGGTTGCGCACGTACTGCGGCGTGATGAGCGCCGGGTCGAACGCGGTCGGGTACAGCGGGCCCGGCGTCATCGGCACCGGGAACGCCGCGCCCTGCGACAGCCACACGCGCACGTGCGAGGTGTCGATGGGCATGGTCTCGCCCTCGGCGCCCAACCCGTCCCACGGCACGTCGAGGGTGCGGAACCAGATCCGCGCGCCGGTCGGCGCGCTCGGCTTCGGCGGCGGCGTGGCGTCCTGCGCGGTGTCGTGCGAGATCGACGCCCACGGGCCCTGATTCCCGGACCGGTCGAACGCGCAGACCTCGATCCGCAGGCGGCTGCCGCCCTCGATCCCGCCGAACGCGAAGTCGGTCGCAGCGGTGCCACCCGGCGGGGTGGCCTCGTAGTAGACCCGGTCCTCCTCCGGGAACGGGTCCGAGCTCGGGATCCCGCCGACCTGCTCCAGGCCGAGGTAGGAGTAGCGCAGCCGGTAGCCCGCGACGTCGTCGGCCGCGGTCGGCGTCTGGGTCTGCTCGGCGATGTAAGCCGCGAGCCAGGTCTGCTCGGGCGGGTTGCCGGCGGCGTCCCAGAGAGTGAGCAGGGCGTCGTTATAGTCCCGGACGATCTGCGGGCACTCCGCCCACGTCCAGTCCTCGTGGATCCACTGCGGGTCGTCACCCGGGTCGTCCTGCATTCGGTCGAGGATGAGCACGGCGGCCTCGACCCGAGGGTCGTTCGAACCGTCCGCGTTCGTGGTGACCGGCAGCCATCCGGCGGTGACCATCGCGAGCGTCTGCCCCGGCCCGTGTTCGGGGTCCTGGTAGGCGATCGACGACGCGGCCAGGCCTTCCGGCGCGGCGGGCGGGGTGGTGTCGGTGCCGCCCGACCCCGGCTCGCTCGCGCCGATCACGGACTCGCCGGAAGTGATCGCGTTCTGTTGCTCGCGCAGGCGTTCGAGCATGTCCTGCACGGTGTCGTTGAGCGTGACCGTGCCGGAGCGTCCCTGCGCGTTGAGCGTGAGCGTCCACTGCACGACGCGCAGGCGTTCGAGCACGGTCGTGGTCTGGCTGTAGACCCAGTCACCGACGTCGAACGCGATCACGGGTCGCGGCTCGCCGGGAAGGAACCCGAGGTCGTGACTGATCGAATGCAGCCCCGGCGTGGTAGCCGCGAGCTCGGCCTGCGCGAACGCGAGCACGGCCTCCTCGTCGGACGCAGCCGACAGCGACGCGTAGGTCTCGATCCGACGGCCACGGCGGGCCAGCGCGGTGGCATCGGTGACGTCGCGATACACGCCCTCGTTGCCGGCGGCGAGCACGGTGGTGCCGGACTCGCGGACGCTCCACTTCCGGGGTGCGTCGAGGACGTTGCGTCCCCGGCGCAGCACGACCGGGCGCGGGCCGACGGTCAGGTCGGCGCCCCGGCCCTCGTTGACCCAGAGCTTGAGCATCCGCTGCGTGCCGGTCCAGACGACCGCCCACTCGACGAGGCCGAGATCGACGAGCTTGTTCAGGATCTGCGCATAGGTCGCGCCCGGGGCGAACTTCGCGCTCAGCACGCTCGACCAGGGCACGCCGTTGGAATCGTGCGTGGTCGTGAAGCCGGCGACGATGTCGCTCAGCGCGGACCGGGCGTGCGCCTGGTTGAGCAGGGTCAGTCCGACCTCGCCGGGACTGTCGGCGCTGAAGATCAGCTCGCGCTTGGCGTTCGTGTAGGTCTGGTCGCCGGTCTTCGGGTCAGTGATGAGCGCGCCCCGGTCCTGCGGGAACACTCGAGCTTCGTCGAGGCGCAGCTCGAGGAAGCTGCCGGCGAACTCCCAGATGCCGGTCTCGGACGTGTCGTCGCCCGCGGCCTCCTGTAGGTAGCCGCGCAGCGCGCCGACCTGGGTGCCCGACGTCCAGACCTCGATCTCCAGGTCGCGGCTGGTCGTGATGGCCGCCCGGAGCAGGTCGAAGTTCTGGCCGGCCACCGGGTAGCTCAGCGAGATCGAGCCGCGGCTGTTGCGCTGGCGCGAGATCGACAGGTCGAGGAAGTGCGGCAGCGCGACGAGCGCACCGGTGGTGGGGTGGATCGCGTACAGGGAGATGACGAGGTCGCCATAGAGGCTCTCGACGTACCCACCCTCGACGCCGGTCGCGACCTCACCGGAGGTGACAGTGGCCTGCAGCGGAGGGGAGAGCGCGTCGGTGCCGACAGCGGTATCCCCGCCGGGGATCGCGATGTGCCCGAGCTCGGTACCGGTGCCGGCGTCCGGCGCGGGTGTGACGGTGGCAGAGGTGCCGCCGCTGTCCGCGCCGGTGGCGGATTCACCAGAGGTGACGGTGGCCGAGATGTCGCCCGAGTCGACGCCGGCCCCGGCCTCGCCGCCGTCGCGACCCTCGGCCACGTACCCGTCCTCGGACCCGACGGCCGCGTCGCTGCCCTCGAATGCGACGTGACCGGTGTCCGTCCCGGTACCTGCGTCGGCACCGTCCACGGTTGCGGAAACGGAGCCGAACTCGACGCCGGTACCTGGGTCACTACCGGTCTTGGTGACCTCGGTAGCCGTGCCCTTGACCTCGACCAAGACCCAGTTCCAGTTGGCCGTGGTGATCCCGGACGGGTGGCTCGCACTGGCGGTGACGGTCGATCCGGCTGCGCCCATCGCCTTGTAGCCGGTCAGGCCGAAGGTCTCGTTGTTGGCGTTGAACGCCTGTTCGGTGAGGTCCGAGCTGGCCGGGTCGCCGGTGTAGGACGAGCCGGTGGCCCGGCCGCCGCCGATCGCCGCGTACAGGGTGGAACTCGCGGCCTCCGCGGTCAGCGGCGCGGTGGTGAACGGGGAGCTCGCCCCGGACGTCGCGCCTGCGAGCACCGCGCCGATCGGGTCCGCCGAGTCGACGTCGGCGAACGCGTCCACGCTCAGAGCCATCTGGTTGGCGCTGGCAACGGTGCCGGTGACGGTCAGTCCGGTGCGCGCGGTGGCGAAGTACGCCCAGTAGACCCAGACGCTCGCGTTCACCCAGTTTGGCGTGCTCGCGTCGTACACCCGCGCGAGCTGGTTCCAGGTGACCGCCTCGCCGTTGTTCGTGATCGTCGGCCAGGTGGAGTGCCCCGACCCGTCTCGGAACACCGAGACGAGCAGCACCGTGCCGGCGGCGACGTCGAACGAGGTCGTGGTGAGAGTGGTGGTGGTCGGGTCGCTGTGCACGAGCGCCGGAGAGGTGGCACGTGTCGGCACAGGTCACCGCCCCTCGGGTGTCGTCGCTCGGTCAGGACAGGTCAGGTCAGCTGATCGCGAGCGACCAGTTGAGCACCCATACGGCGGTGTTGACCTTCGTCCCGAGTCCCGGTGCGGTGAGCGCCGAACGGGAGATGAGCTGGCCGGACGCGTCGTTGGCGACCCCGACCTCCAGCCAGGCGAAGTTCGCCTCCCCGGTGCCGAACTGCGTGGAGAACGTGATCTGGTTGCCGCTGATCACCGGCGCGCCGGACACGATCTTGCGCACCTTGGCCGTGCCGACCAGGTCGGCCTGTCCTGCTGCGGCGGCCGTCGAGGAGTCACCCACGGCCAGGCGCGCGTTCGTGGCGTCGAGGTGCGTCGAACTCACGCCAGCGGCGAGCTGCCAGAGCTTCGTCACGCCCGCGGTCAGGAACAAGTTCGGAGGCGTCTCGACGACCTCGTAGAGGTTCTCCGGAGCGACGGCCTGGTGGTACTTCTCGACGCGGTAGCGGCCGACGAGCACTTGCAGGCCGGCGGCCGTGGCCTGCTCCAGTGCAGCGTCCTTCGGGCCGACGATGCGGTGGACCACCGGTACGTCCGGTTCGACGCCGTGGCCGTGATCGGTTCCTGCGGGCACGGGTGCTCCTCCTACGGGCTCAAGTACTTGCGGCGGCCGGCGATCGTGGACGACGCCGATCCCCCGGTGGTGTGCGTGAACGTGACCGAGTACGGGACGGTGGCCGGGTTGAGCTCGAGCCAGTTCGGTGGCTTACCGAACTCGACCTGGCGCGGGTCCGGGGCCCACACCGAGCCGGTGCCAGGACTGACCTGCCACGTCTCGGTGTTGAGCACGAGCTGGCGCCCGGTCGAGATCACGCCGTTGTACTTCACCCAGCGATCACCGTGCGCCCACATCGGATTGTTCACCGGCCCGGTCGCCGTGATGAGCAGGTCGGACACCGGGGCGGTCGAGCCCACGAACGCGGTCAGCGGCACGACGACACCGGTCGCACCGGCGACCGTCTGCGAGACCGAGTCGGCGTCCTCCCAGAACGCGTCAAGCGTGCGCAGCGCAATCGACACCTTGGCGAGCGGCTCGTCGTAGCGGCGGGTGAAGTCCAGGACGTCGGCCACCTCGACCCGGGCACGCACGGTGTGCCCGTTCGGCCGGGTGTAGGCCGCGACGAGCGGGTCGGCGTAGAGCAGCCGCAGCAGTTCGTCGCGCCGAGTGAAGAACGCCTCGCGCTCCTGCTCGACCGTGGGCAGCGCGCCGGTGACCGGGTCCGCGCCCACGATCCAAAGCGGCAGCACGAGCTCGCCGGCCTCGAACATCTTCACGCCGTTGGGAACGACGCCGTGCCGCCCAGGCACGACGACGTTGTCGCCCCGTCGGGCGGGCACGGTCATGAGCCCGGAGATGTCCGGGGCCATGAACGCATAGCTCGCGAGCGAGACCCCGTTGAGCGTCAGCGCCTCGATCATCCGCCGAACATCCCCATGGCCGCCTGCCTCCGATGCGTGTGCGCGATCGAGTCGCTCCCACGCTCCGGCAACGGGTTGTTGATCGTGGTCTGGATGACGACCTGCTTCCCTGCCGTGTCGGCACCGGTCGGTGTGTCGTTCGCGGACAGGCTCGCGTTCACGCGGGCATCGAAGTCGGCCGCCCAGGCGTCGAGGGTGAGCGCGTCCTGCACGCCGCCCATCCCGTCGATGACCGCGTCGGCCATCGACCGCGCGGCGCGCTCGACCGCAGACTCGGAGGTGCTGAGCCCTGCCACCAGGCCGGCGCCCATCATCTCGCCGAAGCCGACGAACACGCGGCTGGGCGAGCGGATCTGCGCACGGGCAGCGACCGCACGAGCAGCCTCGGCCGCCAGCGCGTCGGCCGCCGCCCGAACAGCGCCGAGCTGCGAGCGCAGCCCGGCCGCCAGGGCGGCACCCATGTTCGAGCCGGCCGAGCGGAATTGACCGACTCCTGCCGTCAGCGCGTTGACCATCGCCGAGACGCCCATTCGTACCACTGCGAGCGCGGCGTTCATGCCGGTTTGAATCGAGCTCTGGAACGCCTGCATGCCGGCCTGCATGGTGGACTGCATCGCCGCCATGCCAGCGGTGACGGCGGTCTGCATGTTCGTCATGCCGGTCTGCACAGCGGTCGTCGCAGTAGCCATCGCCGCCGATAAACCCGTGGTGATGGTGGACCAGCCGACGGTAAACGAGTTCTGAATCCGAGCCATCCCCGCGACTACAGCGGCGACGGTGTTGTTAAAGCCGAGGACCACCTGATTGGTCAAGTTCGTCATCGCAGTGGTAGCAGCAAGAGCGACAGTTGCGAAGCCGGTCGTGATCGCCGTGGCAAACTGCAGCATGCCCGCGGTCGCGATCGTTGCCATCTGAGTGAAGCCGGTCGTCAGCGCGAGGATCATGCCCTGCATGCCGACGCCGACCGCGAGCGCGGCACCGGCGAACCCGGCGACGATCGCGGTCGAGACCATGAGCATGCCGTTCGTGACCGCGCCGAGCATCGACTGGAAGCCGATCTCGACGGCCATGTTCAGCATGGCCATACCCGCGGTCACGGCCGGGGACATGGTCGCGAACCCGGTCGTGATCGCAGTCTGCACCACGACCATGCCCGTGGCGGCCGCAGCGGCCATCGACTGAAAACCGATCTCGACCGCGAGGTTGAGCCCGGCCATGCCGACGGTCACGGCAGGCGCCATCGCGGCGAACGCGGTCGTGACCGTAGTCGTGAGCACGGTCAGCCCGGTGGTCGCAGCGGCGGCCATCGACTGAAAACCGATCTCGACCGACAGCACCAACCCGGCCATGCCGGTGGTGACCTGCGGGGCGAGCGCGGCGAACGCGGCCGACAGCGTCGTGCCGACGGTGGTGATCCCGTTCAGCGCGGCCGAGTTCATCGACTGGAACCCGACCTCGACGGCGAGGTTCAACCCGGCCATGCCGGCGGTCACGGACGGAGCAAGCGCGGTGAACGCCTGCGCCACGACCGCAGACATGCCGATCAGCCCGCCGCGCAGCGCGCCGAGCACGCCCGACATGCTGGTCGTGATCCCGGTCGCGATCTGCGCCATGCCCGCAGCCACCGGTACCGCCAGGCCGGCGAACGAGTCCTGCACCACCGGCGGCATCTGCGCGAGGCCTGCGGCCAGCGCGGCGGCGGCCGGGGTCAGGCCGGAGGTGATCGCGGGACCGACCGCACCGAGGCCCTGCTCGACCGCGGGCGGGACCGGGGCCATCGAGCCCTCGACCACACCCGGGATCGGGGCGAGCGCGCCTTCGACGGCCGGCGGGATCTGACCGAACGTGCCCTCGGCGCCCTTTGCGCCACGCTGTCCCGACTCCTCGATGATCGGCGGGACCATGCCGAGCTTCTCGCGGATGGCGCTCTCGAGCGCGGTCAGGCCGAGCGGGTCGGCGCTGTCGAGGCCGAACGCCTCCGCGAACTTCTGTCGGAACCCGTCCGCGGCCTGGTACATCATGTCCAGTTCACTGGCGAACTGGGTGTTCACGGCGTTGAACGCCTGCAGGCCCGTCGACAGGCCGGACCCGAGCTCGCCGAACGCGGTTGTGAGCTGGGAGAAAGTGTCGATGGCCGCGGGGATGCCCGCGACCATGTTCTGCAGGTTGCCCTGGAAGTCCGCGGACTGGAAGACCGCGCTCAGGCGCCCGAACGCGTCCTCGATGGCCGTGATCGTGCCGACCGGCACCCCGTTGATCGCCGTTGCCAGGCCGGAGAACACGCCACCGACCGACGTGCCGAGCGAGGCCCAGTCGAAGCGGCCGAAGAACCCGCCGATGGCCTCGAGCGCGGCGTTCACGCCGGGCGCGGCGTTGGCGAAGACCTGGATGCCGTTCTCGACCAGCCCGACGAACCCGAGCGCCAGGTTGTCCAGCATGCCGCGCAGGCCGGCCATCGCCGAGCTCAGCGAGCCGTTCGCGATGGTGTCGAGCACGGACTGCCGGAACGCCGCGCCGAACGTGTTGACCGCGCTCGACAGGGCATCGAAGGCGCCCGACTGTGAACCGAGAATGAGTATGCCGTCGATCGCGGCCGCGATCCCGGGCGCCATCTCCGCGAGCGTGGTGTTGACCTCGCCGAAGATCGCGTTCATCCGGGCGATGCCCTCGTTCGAGGCGACCATCTCGGCCAGTCGGGCGGCGATGCCCGACACTGCGGTCGCCGTCCCCTGCAGGCCCGTCGTGAGCGTCGGGAACACGGTCGCCAGCTCCCGGAACACGGGAGTAAGTCCCTGCTGGAACGTGGCCGAGACCGCAGCCTTGAGCTTGTCGAACTCAGGCGTGATCGTCGCTGCGGCGGCCTTGATCCCGTCCAGGCCTGCAGCCACAGCGGCGGCCGGGGCTGCGACGAGGAACAGCGCAGAGGGGATCGCGGCAACGGCCGTTGCCGCCGCGCCGTAGGCAGCGGTGATGCCCGCGCCTGCGATGGACAGCGCGGTGGCAGCACCGCCGGCAGACAGCAGCGCGGAGCCAAGTGACGTCGCGGTCGACGTCGCCGAAGCGAGTCCCGCGTTCAGTCCGGCGACGCCCCCGCCCGCACCACCGCCGGTGGCGCCGTTCAGCGCGGCGATAGCGGCCGCGAGCGCGGTCAGCTGCGCGACGGCGGCCGCCAGGCCGTCCACGTCAAGCCTGATGTTGATCGTGCGGCCGTCGAGCGAGGCAACGAGCGCCTCAAGCGCCCGCAGTTCCACCATCGCGGCCGCCACACCAGTGACGTCGACGTTGATCCGGATCTGCGTGTTCTCCAGCGCGGCCAGCTGCGCCAGGAGCGCGCCGGTGTCGAGGTCGAGGTTGACCGGGATCGTGAGTGCGGCCGTGTCGATCGCGGCGAGCTGCGCTGCGAGCGCGCCGGTGTCGAGGTCGAGGTTGACCGGGATCGTGACCGACGCGCTGATCGACTGCAGTCGGGCGTGGAGCTCGGCCGTGTCGACGTCGAAACCCACCGGGACGGTGATGCGCAGGCTCTGCTCGATGCCTTCGAGCTCGCGCTGCAGCTCGCGTCGGAAGCCCGACGTATCGGGCAGCACGCGTACCGCTACCCGACCGACCTCGTCACCACCCGGAGACGTCATTCGATCACCTCCGGGCTCATGGTCTGGGTGTGCGCTTCAGCGGCGGACTGCTGCTGACGGCGCGCGATCTCGGCGACCGAGAGCACCCGGGGCTGCTTCTTCGCGGTCGGCGGCTTGATCAGCGCCTCGCGCGTCTTCTTGCCGGCGCGCTGCCGGTTCGCCGCGTTGAGCAAGTTCGCGATGCCCGCGAGTAGGTGCATCTGCGGCGACCACGCGCGGTACTCGGCGCCGCCGCGCACGGACGCGCCGAACGCAGAGTCGGGGGGTAGCTGCCCGACGAGCCAGAGCACGCGGCGAGGCGTCACACCGCGACCCGGCCGCCAGAGGTCGTAGAGATCGACCCCGATGGCCTGCAGGTCGTAGAGCAGCGCCTCGCCGTGCTCCTCGATCAGCTCGTCGAGCTGGACGCTTCCCCCGGCTGAGTCCGCCGCTGGTAGACGGTGAACGCAGCGTTCAGGTCTACGTCGGAGGCCTCGTCCGACCACTTGGCGTACGCGTCGGGGTCGACCGCTGCCAGAGTCAGGGCCTCGTCCATGATCTGATACAGGTCGTCCATCGCGGCCGACAGGCGGAACTGCGCCGACTGCTGCTCCTCGACACCCTTCGCCCTCTTCCCCTCGGCCTCGATCCTCTTGCACTCGGCGAGCGCCGCGTTGATCTCGGAAATCTTGCGTTTGAACTCGGCGCGGCGCGAGCGGGGGCGGATCGAGAGCATCGGCTTAAGCTCGGGCGTGCCGGGCGGGTACTCGTCGGGCGCGACGGGCGTGGCGTCCTCGCCCATCTGGTCGACGACCGAGACGGGCTTACTGGCGTTCGTGCGCGGGGGCATGGGTGCGGACCCTTTCCATCTGCGGACCCGGGGAAGAGGCCGGACGGGCGGCCGGGTCCGCACCCACCGCCCGCCGGCCGTTCATCACGGACCAGCGGTGCCGAGCTCGGGACCGACCCAGGTCATGAGGTTCGACCCGGTCACCTGCAGTACGGTCATCCGGACCGGGAACGCGAGGAAGGCCTCGACGTCGATCTCGACGTCGTCGTCGGAGGAGATCGAGACCTTCGGGACGTAGAGCCCGGCCTCGTTGTTGCCGTCAATGATCCTGACGTAGAGCGCCCGCTCGATCGTGGCGGTCGACGACGTGACACCGAACTGGTCCGCGGTGTCGACATCGCCCGGACCGAAGAACATCTCGAGGACGTCGTTCGTCACCTGGTGCAGGTACGCCGTGATGGCGAACGTGGTCGGGTCGCGGCGCTCGCGCAGCACCGGGTTCTGCCAGGTGCCGATGGTCTCCGAGTCACCGCCGTCACGGGTGATCGTGAGGCCGTCCTCGCGCGAGGTGTGGCCGAGGTTCTCCCACGGGGCAGCGGGCGCGGTCAGGCTGGCCGGCAGCGCGGTCTCGGCCGGGGCCGTCCACAGCTGGCCGGTGCCGGGGATCAGCACGGCAGAGTCGATCAGGGCCACAGCGGAGTCCTTTCAACGGGGCATGACGAGAACAGCCACGCTCCGATCGGAGACGTGGAGAGCGGCCGCTCAAGCGGCGTTGCGGACCCGAAGCGCGTAGGTGGCGCTGAACCGGCCCAGGTAGGGCAGGTCGGGATCGATCACTTCCATCGGAGCCTGCGACTCGCGCAGGTGCACGATGTGCCCGAGCTCGGTGACCGTCTGGTCGTCCCAGGCCTGCCAGAGCACGCGGCGGCACTGATCAGCCAGGGCAGACGCAGCCCGGACCGGGTCGAGCCCGTCGGCGGCGTCCGACCAGCACTGCACGTTGACCGAGGGCCCGTCCCAGAACCTCGGGGCGAGGCTTGACCCGGATGTGCGGCGCACGACCACGAGCGGGAGGTGCTGCAGGACCATGTCCGGGATGGACGCCCGCACGGTGACGCCGGGCAGTGCTGCACGCAGGAGCAGCACCGGGACGAGCTCGGCCTCACCCGCCCAGCGGGGCATCAGCCGAACGCCCGGCGCAGCACGAACAGCCCCTGCGACGCCCCACGCTGGCCGCCGGAGCGGCCGAACTCGATCGCGGCCGCGGCACGCTGGCCGCGCTCGTCGCTCAGTGCGACGAACGAGTCCACAGTGCCGCGAGAGACCTCGATCCGGGCGTGACCCTGCACGTGATGCGCCGCGAGTAACGCCTCAGCACGACGGCCCGCCTGCTGGGCGACGTCGTGCACTGCGTCGACGACGCCGGGCAGGTGCGCGACGGTCTCGTTGCAGTCCGCGTAGACCTCGGCCACGTCAGCGCTCCTCTTGCAGGAGCGCTGTCACGTGCGCGGTCGCGGGCGTGTAGCCGCGCGGCTCAGGGCCGGACCGCACCGTCAGCGAGCGATCGCCCCACTGGACGCGCGACCACACACCGAGCGGCGCCTGACGGCCGATGAACCGCCACGTCGAGTAGACCCGCTGCTGCTGCGTCCCATCCAGGGACGGGAACAGCCGCAACGTCGACATCGGCTGCATCCAGCCGCGCACCGGCACGCCGACGGCGGCCGGGCGGGTGCGCGTGTCGCCGGTGGAGTCGACGTAGGTCTCCTCCGGAAAGACCGTGACAGTCTCCGGCGGGTTGTCGAGCAGGTTCACGCGATCCACTCCGGGAATCCCAGCGTCGGATCACGCAACGGACGAGCGAGGGCTGGGTCGACGAGCGGGATCGAGCCCGCTCGACCGCCGAGCCCGAGCAGGCGCCGCTCGCCGGCAGTCAGGTACATGCCCGACTCACCGGACGAGCCGGCCGCCAGCTCGTAGGAGTAGTCGCCCGCGGTCTCCGAGCGCTTCCCCTCCGGGTTGCGCAGCACGCGCACGACCATGGCCGCCACGACGTGCCGCAGCGTGCTCGGCGCGACCGTGCCGGCCGTGATCCTCAGCGCGAGGCCGGGGACCGTGGCGAGCACGGCCTCGGCCTTGTCGATGAGCCAGTGCACGTGCTCGAGCGACCCGCCCTCGACCTGCCGGTTCCACTCCAGCTCGACATCACGCACGTCGGCGTAGACGCCCATGTCGTGACCTCCCTCGATCGAACTGGAGTGGAACCGGACGGGCTACTTGCTCGAGGTCCGCTTCGTGACCTGCTGCCGGTCGGCAGCGGCCTTGTCCACGGTCCCGACGCCCTCGGCGCGAGCACCGCCCTTGGCGGCCTCCTCGGCGAGCGGTGCCTGCACCTCGACCGTGTACTCCTTGCGGTCCTTCTCGGTGGGGTTGTAGCCCCAGTACCCATGCTGCAGAGCGTCCTGCGGGTCGACGACCTCGCCCTGCTTCTTCTCGTCAGCCATGTCTCGCTCCTCGATCAGAAGACGAGCGCGGCGGCCGGGTAGCGGCTCGCAGCGTTCGTGTTGTCGTTGTTGAGGGTGTTCGCGACCTGCCAGCCGACGCGGAACTTGACGCGCATGGCGATCATGTCCTGTTGTGCGAGGTTGTAGACGATCGCGCCGGTGTTGTCCTGGATCACGGCCTGGTCCAACAGCTTGAAGCTGATGTCCTCGCGGACACCCACGACGAACTGGCTCGCCCAGTCGCCCGCGAACATGCGGACGTTCGTGCCCGCGACGCCGCCGGTGGCCCACAGGCCACGCATCGGGTAGCTGATCGGCGACCCGTCCAGCGTGGACAGGTCGCCCGAGACCCGACCGGAGTCGAGCCGGTCGCCCTGCGCGTTGCGCGCCGAGCGCAGGTTGCGCCGAGCAGCCCGGGACGCGATGAACCCGCTGACGTCGAACCCATCCTCCTCGACGGAGGCGATCAGGTTGTCGATGTCGCCGAAGTAGCTGCCCTCGGCTGCGGTGGCGGTGCCCTCGGTGACCGTGTTGCCGGCCGCGATGGCGGCGGCCAGGACGTTGGTCGGGAACGAGGCCGGGGCGTTCGTGCCGAAGAAGACGGCCGAGTCCAGCGCCCGGTAGAACGCCTCGACGATGTACGGCTCGGCGTTGTCCCAGATGTTGATCTCGACGTCGGCCGCGACGTTCTCCGGGACGGGCATGATCGTGGCGAGCTCCTCGATGTTGAGGAACTTGTTGTCCCACGCCATCTCGGTGGTCTGCTTCAGGCCGGTGTCACCGGTCACCCAGTACGCGACCGGGAGCGCCGACATGATCGGAAAACGGACCTGGTTGCGCGAGACGGGGATGCGCCGGAACTGGCTCAGAACGGCCGACTGCTCGGTCGCCTTGCCGAGCATGATCCGCGAGACTTCCTCGGGGATGAGGGCCTCGGCATCCGTACGAGTCGTGATGTTGTTGAAGGGCACGGGTCGTCCTTCCTCTTTCTGTGCGCAGCGGACGAGTCCGTGCCGCTGTCAGGGTCAGGTGGTGATGCCGGCGGCTCGCCGGATGAGCTGGTTCATGTCGAGCGGCGCCTTGCCGCCCTTGAGCCCCTGATCGGGGTCCGGGGTGGCGCGTCCTGCGACCTTGAGCAGAGAGCCCGCAAGTTCGCCGATCGCGGCGTCGTCCGGCTCGCCGTCGGCGAGCAGGTCGGTGCCCTTGATCCGCTTCAGCAGGCCGTCCACGTCCTCGCGCTTGATGCCTGCCTGCGCGAGCTGGGTGTCGAGCTTCGCCATCGCGAGGCGTGCGTTGCGCTCCTCGTCGCGCTTGTCGCGCTCCGCGAGCTGGCTGCGCAGCTCCTCGACCTGCTGCTCGACGGTCTGCGCCTGCCGGGTGTTGGCCTTGGCGTTGGCCTCGTGCTTGCGCGCGAGACTGCGCCACTTCTTCGCCTCGGCCGCCCAGTCGGTCCCGTCGTCGTCGGGCGTGTCGCCCGCGCCGCGCTGGACCGCGTCGGAGAGGAGCTGCTGCGCCTCGGCCTCGTCGAGGCCGAGGTCGTCGGTACTGACGTCGGCGTCCGGCTGGCCGGACGCGTCGGTGCTGTCGTCGGACATGTGGTGCTCCCGTGTCGGGAAGATCCCCGCTATGCCGTGTCGGCGCGGGGCTACCGCCTGGTCAGGCGGAAGACTTGAGCGACCCGTCGGACTGCCACGAGGACGGGATCAGCTGCGCGAGACCGAGCGCGCGGGCGCGCTTGACGATGAACCGGCGCACCTTGCGCCGGCCCTCTTCGCCGCCCTTCGCCCGCCCGACGGCCTGGATCGCCTTCTCGAGGTCGGAGCGGTTGCGGATCGGGAACCGTCCGCCGGATCCGCTCGCGTCCGGCAGGGCCTTGCCCTGCTTCGCCAGGTCTCGGCGGGTACTGGTGTCCGGTCCGGCCACGGCCTGCTCCTCTGCACGGTTCGTAACGGAACGGTCTCGTGCGCGATGATCTGGGCATGGTGGCCGTAGTGCGGATGCTCGTTCGGCTCGTGCAGCTGCCGGGCCAGCTCGTCATCCGCTGGGTCGACCAGCGCAAGGCGCACAACGGCGTCGCGCCGCTGAACAGGTTCCTGCGCGGCTCGGTGCACACACTGCTGTGGTTCGTCGCACTCGTGTTCGCGATCGCGCTCACGATCGACGAGCCGCGGGTCGCGGCTCAGCCGCCCGCCCGGCCGCAGCCGACCGTGCAGGTGCCGCCGACCTGGGCGCCGACACCGAGCGTCGTCCGGTGCGGGTCGAGG